TAGTATCACTAACAATATAATCCAGATTGCTGACACAAAAGTTGTTGTTTCTACTCAAGGAGAGGCAACATATATTTTTGACACTTTAGCAGAAATAACTAACATTATTGAGCAAATACAAGATGTTAATACTAAAGTATCTAATATAATTACTAAACAACAAGACGCCAAAGTTACAGGAAAAACTTTAGTAAATAATATTTTTGATACTAAAAATGTTGTTATAACTTATATTGATAATGTTGTAGATACATTTGCAAATATTTCGGCATTGATTACTCAATACCACGATTTATTGAGCAAAATTTCTCAATACAAATTAGAAATTTATGATACAAAAAATGTTGTTAAAACTTATGTCGATAATACTATAGATACTGATATTACTATAAAAACATTGTTAACTCAAGTTGTAGATTTACAAAATAAAGTGTCTACATTAAAAGAACAAATCCAAGATTTGTTAACTACTACTAGAACTTATATTGATAACAAATTTGACACGAAAGTAGATGTTATTACACAGGTTGCCTATACTATCAAACAAGATACTAAACTTATTGTAAATACTATTGTTGATAAAGTTGTAGATTTAAAAAATAGAGTATCTAACATTTTTGCTATCGTTATTGATACAAAAACTATAACAAAATATTTTAAACAAATTTTGATAGATACTAAAACTAAAGTATATAATATTGTAAATGTTTTTGTTGACACTTATGCTTATGTCAACAGATTAGGCACAAAATCGGTCATATATTTTACATCTACTTTCAAAACACTATTTGGATTTATTACAAAACTTGTAACAACATTTACAACAAAAACTGAACCTAAAAACGAAATTATGTTTAAAAGTGATGTGAAAGAAAATGTAACTTTCTCCTCTAAAATAAAACAATTACTTAAATTCAAAATAGACCAACTTTGGGAAGATTGAAAGGACAAATAATGGAAGGTATCTTTGTTAATGATGTTGGTACTAAATTAGTGTTTGATGTAGGTATTGACACAAGTCAAATAACAAAAGCTGAAATTCATGTCAGAAAACCAGACAAAACAAATGTTACTTGGTCTGCTCAAACAGAATTAAATAGTACTAATATTTATTATATTTTGCAACAAAATGATGTTGATATGGTTGGGGTGTATAAACTTCAACCATATCTTGAATTATCTAGCGGGTGGAAAGGGCATGGAACACCTGTCTATATGGAAGTGAAAGAGGCAGTCTAGGAGGATTATAAAATGAATAAAGACCCTTTAAATTATTCTATATTTACCTATTTATGGGTACTTATTCTTTCAATATGGGGAGGGACTGCTTACAATATACGAAAGATAAGAGAAGGAAAGTTGAAGCGTTTTAGCTTTTCTGAATGGGTCGGGGATATTGTTATCAGCGGATTTTTAGGTGTTATCACATTTTGGTTGTGTGAATATGCAGATATAGATCCATTATTAACAGCAGCAATTGTTGGTATTTCTTCACATCAAGGAACGAAAGGAATTGCAGTTATAGAAGATATTCTGCACGAAAAGTTGCCAATTAAGAAGGATAAATAATGGCAAAATTTTATAAAGCATATCGAAAACTGAAAAGATTGGAATATAGAAATTGTTTAAATGCTTTGCACAAAAATCCTACAGAAAACTATTGGACATTTATGGGTATTACACAAAAACACCATAAAAATAGTTATATTTGGAAAATAATGTATGAGCTTTTTAAAAAATACAAAGATAAAAAAATTGTAAGTCAATTGATGTGTAAAGATAGAAAAGTTTTAAAAGAAGTGAAAAGTATTTACAAAAAAGAATATTGGGATATTGCTAAACTTGATAAAGTTAATTCACAAAAAATAGCTGAAGAGATATTTATTTTTGGTGTTAATGCAGGTATGAAAAATGCTATTAAATTAGCCCAAAAAATTGTTGGTGTTAGTGTAGATGGAATTGTAGGAAAGCAAACATTGAAGGCATTGAACAATTTCGATGAAGATTTGTTTGATATTTTGTATGATGCAGAAGAAGCCAAATATTATATGAAATTGATTGAGAAAAATCCTAAATTGAAGATATATAAAAAAGGCTGGTTGCGTAGAGCAAAATATGTATGATTTGGGGCTGAATGCCCCAAACTTTAGAAGTTGATATCGTCTTCATCGATATCATCATCTTGCGCTTCTGATGAAGTGGTAGGCGTAGTTTCTGTTGTTCCTTGTGAATTCACTTGCTGAACCCATTTATCGAATTTAGCGATTTGTTCACTATCTTCTTTGATAGTTTTTAGGAAATCATAATCCTCTTCAGCTTCAAGCACAGGAACATAGTAAACAACTCTACCTTTTTTCTTTTTCTCGTGGGCGATTGTTAGCACTTTTGTTAGATGTGCTTCATTTTCAAATTTTTGCAAGATTTCATTCATTGCAAAAAGGTATGCACCACGAATATAGAAAATTCCATAATATTTGTTGCCTTCATCATCAAATAGTTCAACCAAAGAGATGCGAACAAGTTTTACATCTTCTTCGTTATCTTTGATTGTTGTGATAGGAACTCCAGATTTTAGGTCATATGCTTTTTTAGCATCTCTTGTTGATGCAAAAATATTTGACATAACAGTGACTCTGTTTTCTGCTCCATCAAATTTAGAATATTGAAAATAAGATTTCAAAAATCTAATTTTAAATGGCTGTTCAAACATTTTTTCACAACTTACAGTTGCACCGCTATCATCTTTTTGCGGATTGAAACACAAGTCGCCAAGATTTCCAAGATCTGGATCATAGTTAACTTTTACAAGAGGAAATGGAAGTCCTCCACCTTGTTCTGTTGCTTGTTTTACACCAATAATACCTTGAATTTGTTCATCACTCAAACCCATTGCTTTGAGTTGATCTACAGTAAGTTCAGAAAGATTCATTTATTTCTCCTTTGTTTCTATAAAATTTCTAGCAGATATTCTGCACCTGTTCTGTTGTAGGAAGAATTGGACACAATCTTAAAACTAACTCAAAAGCACCTCCTTGTAAGTGATAAGAGAATTATAACACATTTTCAAATCAATGTCAAGTCAATCTGTAAAATTTTTTAGTCTTTTCTTGAAATAAGTATGGTGTATGTAATGTTTTAAATATTTCAATTTCAACATCTTTTGCTGAATATTTTTCTTTTTTATTGAATTGTTCTATAAATTTCTGTTGTTCTTGTTCTGTCAAATCTTCCCAAGTTATTGGTCGTAATAATTCATAGTTGAATTGATACATATCATTTACGCAATCATAATCATTCAATTTACAACCATATTTAGAGTTATCTACCCAATCTTGAACAATATCTATAACTTCATCATCTTCATATTGTTCAAACAATGGTATAACTCGTTTATCGCCTAATCTATAAATACCTTTTACATTTTCTTTAGCTACACCTGCTAAAGCCTGGACTTTTATAATATGTTCTGGTTTTATACCGTAAATTCGTTTTGCCGTTTTTCTCGTTATTATACCTTTAGTTAAATGAATTTGTTTTATATTGTCGGCTATTAAATTGACTGCCCAATCTTTATCAGATGATAGCAACCAAATATTATTGTCAGTATTAGCAAATCTAAAGCTAATTATGTTCGCAATATCATCAGCTTCATATCCGTAAATGTGTATAACATTACCTAATTTATTATAAATACTTTCCATCTTTTGGTATTTATCATTAAAAATTTCTAATTTCTTTTTATCTTGTTCGGTTTTATATTGTTCTTTTCTATGAGCTTTATACTCTTTATACATTTGTTTTCTTCTAACATTTCCTGCTGGACTATCCCACGCAAAAATAATTTTATTATATTTAATTTTCGGTGCTGAACCATGTTCGGCAATAATATCAATAGATTGAGTAATAGGGAGGTTTCTGTGAAATGTATAAAACATTACTAGTCTTGCGTCAACAACTAAAGTATTTTTTGTCATATATTACCCTTTATTTTTTGTTTAACAATATTTTACCACAAATGTTAATTAAAGTCAAGCATCTTAATATTGTCCATTAAATCTAACTCTAGCCCCCTGAAATGGGGGCTTTTTTCGTTATAGACTTTGCTTTTCAAAAGTGGTACATTACCATATAAGTATAGTGTGTATGTTCCTCTATTGAGGTGTATAGTTAGATAATAGAAAGCTTATAGTTAAATAGAGCTACAAAAGTGGTACATTACCATATAAGTATAGTGTGTATGTTCTACAGATACTAAATATAAGCTTTAGATAGAGTTAAAGATAGAGTGTAAATACTAACCTCTAATTAGATTATTTTATAGAGATATAGTCTCGCCACCGATGAGACAAATTTTTTTATAAACCCTTGACAAAAACTTAAAATCTTGTTATAATATCCTTTGTAGTATGTGTGGGTGTTATAAAAGGATTTTAAATGCAGAATGTAATTGTTGGTATAGACTATTCTAGCACAAACACCGGTGTTTGTCTATTGTCTGAAAAAGGAGAATATTTATGTTCTATGCTTCTTTCCCCTAAAGATAAGAAATTCGACAAAAGAATTGTAAATATAAAACAAGCTTTATTTCAAATACTTAATCCGATTGCAAATGTTTTAGTGATAGGGATTGAAAGCCCTTCTTTTTTTAGCAAAGGTAGAACAATAGATTTGGCATCAGGTTATGGTTTTCTTAAATATTCTATGATTGAAAGTGGTTATGATGTTTTGACATTTACTCCATCAACTATCAAAAAATTTGCTACAAACGATGGTAGAGCAGATAAAGACAAAATGTGGAAATATTTACCAAAAGATGTTAAAGAAGATTTGTTAGCTTCAAGTTATAAAAAATATGATGATTTAGTTGATAGTTATTTTATAGCTAAATTAGCACATTCTAAAATTGGAGTTTGATATATGATTGATCCGAAAAGTTATATTGAGAAACATTATGGTGTTAGTGTAGATGAGTTTGTAGTTAAGTATAAAGAAGGCTTGTCAAGAAAAGAGTTAGCTAATTATTTTGGTAAAACTGAATTTGTTATAAGAACAATTGCTGGGTTGTTGGGTTTGCGCCTTAAAAAACGATTTAGAAATCAAGATTATTTGTCTTATGTAGAAAAAGAAGAAGGAAAGAAAGAAATTCTTTCTGATATTTTGAGAGAGAATGAAGTTTTGTCTGATAGTGTCTATAAATTGAACAAACAACTTCAATATTATAAAGATCAAAATCTGTTGTTAAGAAAACAGATAAGAGAAAAAGTTCGTGTTGAAAATATTTATGATGCTATTGTAGATGAACTGAAACAATGTGTTTCAAATGTTGAATTGAATGTTACAGAATATGATTGTGTCAGGGAGTTTAATAACGCAAATGGATCGTCTATTATATGTTTGTCGGATTTACATATTGGTGCTAAAGTTGAAAGCAAAGATGTTGCTGAACAAAATGAATATAATTTTGAAATAGCTAAACAAAGAATTGACAAATTGTTCAACATTTTTATGTCAGCACCTTACGCCTCTTATAAAGTTAAAGTTGTGTTGTTAGGGGATATTTTTGATGGTATTATTCATGGAAGTGATTTAGTTGCTGAAATGCCTGTTATGGAAGCTGTTTCAGAGTTTGCTAAATATATGGCTTCAAAAATTCAAACTTTGTTGGTGAATGGATTTATTGTTGAAGTTTATGGTGTCACAGGCAATCACGAAAGAATGACAGATGTTCAACAATTTTATAAAAAAGGTTTTGATTTCACTTACATTTTCTTTGAATTGCTGAAAGTTTTTTTGAAAGAATATAAAGTAGAATATTTTTATTCGGGGCATGGGTTATTTGAAATAGTTGATGATGTGTATGCTTTTATATTTCACGGGGATATTGATAGAACATATAAAGCTTTTAATGAACAAGCACAATTGAAAGCGATAGCAAATTGTAAAAATATCTATGGTGTTGAGCCGAAATTGATTTTGAATGGGCATTGGCACCAGTATAACAAATCTATGATGTATAATGGTGGTTATGCTATATCTGTTGGTAGTTTGATGGGAACGAATAGCTATTCATACAACACAGGATATTTGAATTTTATTCCATCACAAACCATTCTCTTTTATGATAAAGATGGAGAATTGATTAGTGAGAAAGTTGTGTTGTTCAAAAAAGGTGAGCAATGAAAATATTGTTTGTTTCAGATATTCATTTGAAATTGAGAAAAGAGGCAGAATTTGAAAAAAACAGATTTGAAAAATTGTTTGATTTCATTGAACAGCAAGAAGTTGATGTTGTTATTCTTGGTGGTGATATTTTTGATTTCAAGAACCCTACTTTAGATGAAATTTCTGTTTTTTATGAAAATGTTTTGAAATTACCACAAGATGTGATTGTTATATCAGGAAATCACGAAACAATTGATAATGAAACATCAACATTCACAAAATTGCCACAATTTGGTTTTAAATATTACGATATAACAGAAGAACCTTTAGAGTATAAAAATTATCATTTGTATTTTGTTAGTCACCATAATATCAAAAAAATAAAAAATTTGAAGACAAAAAGCACACATTATAATGTGCTGTTCAGCCATATTCGTTCAAATATTGGTATGATAAAACAAGAGATTGATGTGAGAAGAATTTCTAAAAAGTTTGATCAAGTGTTTTTAGGTGATATTCATATTCAATATGACCCTTTTGACAATGTGCATTATTGTGGCTCTCCATACACAATTCAGTTTGAGCCACAAAGACAGACAGGTTGTTTTCTGATTGAACTAAAAGATGAAGGTGTTGACTATAAATTTATTGATTTAAGTTGGTTGCCTCAAAAAATAAAGCTTGTTGCGACTTGCAAAGAATATAATAATCTTGTTCAAGCTTTGAGCAAAGATAATTTGTATAAAATTTATCTTTCTTGTTCAGTTGAAGAGCAATTTGATGTTAATGTTCCAAAAAATGTGACTATTGTTTTCGACAAAGTTATTGAAAATATAGAAGAAAAAGTTGATGAAATTGTATCTTTTGATGGAATGGATATTGTAGATGCTTTGATTGAATTGGTTCAACAAGATGAATCTATAACACCAGAAATATTCCAAAAAGGTGTCGAATTATTGAAAGATGTTACAAAAAGGGTGTCAAATGGTTAATAAAATAACAGTAACAAGATTTAAAGAAATAACAGAAGAAGTTATCAGGAGCGTTTCTTGTGATTGGTGTGGTGAAGAATTTAATGAAACAGATGCTATTAATAGTTTTTCTATCCATTTTGGTTATGGTTCAAAGTATGATGGCGACATCTATTATTTTGATATTTGTGACGATTGTTTTGACAAGTATCTTAAAGACAAAGCTAGTGAGGTTATAGAACAACGAGACGAATATTGGGGTGAGTAAATGATAAGGTTTGTTTCAATAGAGATTGAAAACTTTTCAAGTATAGAACATTTATATTTAGAGTTTGAAAATGGCATTTATACTTTGTTAGGTGATAATGGCTCTGGTAAAACATCAATTTTGATGGCATTATTACAAGGGTTATATAACAGAAATATTAAAAATGAAGCTGATAATATAGACGAAACATATAATAAAATAACTGGAAAGCCTTATTGTATTACTATTAAGTTTATTAAAAATGACATTGAATATGTTGTTGTGAATGATAGAGCAAAGAATAGAATAGATATTTTTGAAAATGGAAAGAATATAGCTAAAAAAGGCATAAAGAGTGCTCTAAAGCAAATAGAGGATATAATTGGAATTGACTATAAAGTATTTAGTGCTTTTTACTATTTAAGTATAGGCACATTGAATAATGTGTTCGATGTTACAAATGAACACAATTTGGTTTACAGATTTTTTGACATTGAAACTATAGAGAAAATAGCGAAAGAGTTCAGACAATTACAACGAACTTATAAACAAGAGATGTCAATGTATATGGCTAACATTAAATCGATTGATAGGCAATTGAACACATTGACAAATTTTGAAGAAATAGATGTAGAAAAGTTGCTGAACAAGAAAAGTATTTTGTTAGAAAGTTTACTTTCTTTGAAAGAGTCTAAAGATTATAAAAAAGTTGAGTTGTTAGAAAATCAAATATCAGCTTTAGAAAATACAAAAAAAGATTTGATGACTGAACAATCTGTGTTGAGATCTAAAATAGATATATTGACAAAACAAATTAAAGAGTTTGAAAAAGGTGAATGTCCTGTTTGTGGACAATCTGTTGTAGATAGGCAACATAAACTGCAAGATGAACTAAATGATATAAAAGTTCAATATAAAGAAGTGAAAGAAAAACTGAAAGAGATAGAAGAAAAAAGAAATAAAATTGCAGAAGTTTTGTCAAAAATAAAAAGAGAAATTGAAGTTAAGAAGAACGACATTGAAAGAGAAATAAACACAATTGAAACACAATTGCTCTTGTATGAAAGAAACAAAGAGCAATATAAAATGTTGTCTGAAAATGTTCAAATGCTAGAAGAACAGAAAAAGTCATATTTGCAATCGTATAACGAGAAAAAAGAATATCTTATTTTTATAGAAATTGTTTTGTCTATTATCAAAAGCCAGCAATTGGTGAAAAAATATTTGCAGAATTTTGTGCTTTTATTCAACAAAAAAATAAAAGAGCTCTCAGATAAACTTAAATTTGATACTGAAATTGTTGTGTATGAATTTAGAGGAAAGCTTGAATTTAAGTTTATATATAAAGGGGTAGAGAAGACAATCAATTCATTGTCAAGCGGGGAAAAGACAAGAGCGAGCTTGATTGTTTTGTTTGCTATGCTTGAAACTTTGCAGTTGTTATCATCTATTGAGTTGAATGTTTTAGCTTTAGATGAAATTTTAGGCGTATTAGATAGAAAAGGTGTTAAGTTATTGAAGCAAATGCTTTTAGAGTATAAGAAAAATAAATCTATCTTTTTGATACAACATCATCAAGAAATTGAAAATGATTTTTTTGATTATGTTATAGAAGTTAGGAAAGAACACGGACTCACTAAAATAGAGGAGAAGAGGAACAAATGACAGATATTGAAAAACTCAATTTTGTGAAAGCTATGGTTTGGTATTTTTTGAAAAGAAACAAAGCTTTGTTCAAGTTTAAAGAAGATTTGGAAAATCAGGCTTACATTTTTTTGTTAGAAGCAGAAAAGGGGTTTGACCCATCAAAAGGAACTGATTTCAAATTTTGGCTGAAATTGAAGGTTCATTCTGGTTTGAAGAAATATATCCAAAGAAAGATATATCCTTTGTTGTATCAAGAAAGTTTTGATGACTATGAAGTTTCTATTGATTATCAGAAAATTTATGAAGCAAATGAAATGTACAATAAATTGACAGATTTTGATAAATTTATTTTGAAAGTTGTATTTGTAGATGGTAGGTCTGTTGATTATATAGCAAAGAAATACAAATTACCAAGAATATGGTTGAAAAGATATGTGCATAATTTGCACGAATTTTTGAAGAGAGGTTACAATGGAGAATATAACACCTCAACAAATTGAAGGATTTAGAGATGTGTTATTAGAGATAATGAAACAGCCAAATAGTTCGTTATCTCAACACATTTTTGAAAACTATTTTGATAAGTATAAATTTTTGTTTGAATTGTTTTTATCTCTATCTTTAGAGGCTGACAAAATTGGTTTGAAGACACAAAAGAATTCTATATCGTTTGTCGATTTAGAAAAAGATTTAGGAAAGATAATTTACCATTATCTTAACAATGATTTGAAATCGATGCAGAAAGCATTGAATGGTTTGTTTTATCCTTTGCAACAAATATTGTTTCTTGTTTTCAACAGATCTGTTGTCAGAAAATTGACAGAGTTTTTTATTTTAGAAAAAATTGAGCATTATTATCGTTTAGATGAAATTGTCAATATGATAGAGTTTCCTGATTTAGTAGCTATTGAAGCTCTACCTGTTCAAAATATAGAAGTCAATAGAATAACAGAATTGACCTTTCCTTGTTATATCTATAAAGTTAAAAGCGGGTTTAAGGTTGTCAAATTAGCGTATGCCAAAAAAGAGAGTGGAAAATTTATTTCAAATATAAGTCAAGGTAAATTGAGAAATGATTTGCTCAATTTGAATATTGGCGATTTTTCTTTGTTAGGTATTTTAACAAGACATAGAAAATTTAAAAGAAAATATCATTTGTTTATTTTTTATTTCTCTTTTGATTCTGCAAATGCTGTAGAGTTTATGAAAGGTAAAGGCAAATTTGATAACCAATTAGATGAAATCGAAAGTTTTGTTGAACCTGCTGAAACATTGTCATTATTAAGAGGCAAAAAGCTTAATTCAAAAGAAGAGTTTATAAATTTTGCTAAAAAAATCCGATCAAATTTTAAATTTGTGTTACAAACAGAAACTTCAGTCAGTTTACTGAAGACTGAAATGCAATATGTCAATGTTCCTATTGTTGATTATATTTACAATGAAGAATTTGACCCAATAGGGTTGAAAATCAAATATAAGAATAAGATTTATGATATCTATGCGAATATTGTCAACACATCTTATATGAATGGTATCGAAAATCGCTTTGTTCGTGTCGGTGTTATTGAAATGTTTGACGAAGTTATAAAAATAGTGTATAATAACGAAGTTTATAAATGGCATAAAGATTATAGCTATTGTGTTATTTGTGAGAAGGTAGATTGCAAATATAAATATAAAGGTGTTTGCTCTTGTTGTTATCATCAATTGTATGAGATTACTAAAAACATTTCAGGAACATTTAAAGAAAAATGTGATAAAATATTCGAGCTTGTAGTGAATGGGTGTTATATTAAGTCTGATGGTAAAGAGTTAGTTATAAAGCCAATGTATGGAAAACAACTGCATTTACCTTTGTTTGATTTTGAATTTTGTAAGGAGAAATAATGATAAGAGAAGTGGTAGAGCTTCAAGATACTTTTAATAGTTTGGTAGATGAAGAGTGGAGAAATAAGCAATATAAATGGAACAGATATGTTTGGGTAGAGTGTGCAGAGTTGATGGAAAGTTTAGATTTCAAACATTGGAAACATCAAGATATTGATTGGGAGAATGTTAAAGTAGAATTGGTAGATATCTTGCATTTTGTTTTATCTTCCGCTATTGGTACATTTGGAAAAGATGTGACAATTGAGATTGTGAAAAAAGCTAATAACAATATTTCAAGAAGACTTGATGATATTGAAGAGTTTAGAGGCAAAGTAGATGAACTTGTTTATTTAGCTTCATCTATTTGTGTTAAAAAAGATGTTACAACTCAAAAATATCAAACAATGTTTGAAATTATATTTCAGTTGTGGGATAGTGTGTTCTTACTTTATCCTATGTATGAATATGTTTCTATTTTCAGGGTTTATATTGTTAAAAATGTTTTGAACAAATTTAGACAAGACAATGGCTATAAAGAAGGAAACTATAAAAAAATTTGGAATGGTGTTGAAGACAATGTTGTAGCTATGGAACAATCAAGAAAATTTACAGGCAAAGATGGTTTGTTTGATTTTGTTTATGCTCAATTATCAAAAGAATATCAAAAGGTTTTGAGTAATGGATAAATCTCTTTTGCTTTATTATAGGAATTTACCTAAACAATGGGCAAAATACGATAAAAGCAGCTTCAGAATATCAGATGTTAAATTTCAAACATTGGTAAAAAAATTGAAAACAGCTCCTGAAGGGGCTGTTGTGTATATGAAAAATGCTTGTAAATTATTTGTGCCTATTTTGATTGATGAGTTTAAAGTTTTTGGAATTGATTTTGTTGATTATTTTGATAGTGCTTTTTCTCAAGAACGAGATTTTGATATTCCATTTGAAAATCAAATTTTTGTTGTATATAATGTCGGTTTGGAAAAAGCACTTAACACAGAATTTTCAGCAAAATTGTTGCTTGGTTTGATAGAGAAATTGAAAAGTCAAGAAAAGATTGTTTTTGTTTGTTCACATTTAGGGTACACAGATTTTTATAGAAAATATGAGATAGATATTGTGAACAAGATTCAATTGCAAGAAAAAACAGATGAACCATTTCTATAAGGAAGCTGAATGAATTTTCAAAAGATAGCTTTGCGAAAGCTTCTATATGATAAAGATATGTATCTTATGAACCATCTATCAAAAGATATGTTCACAAAACAATATAAACGAATTTTTGTCGTTATATCGAGCTATTATGATAAAACAAGTAAAATAATTAATAAAGATTATTTGAAAGCCGTTATAACAAACAATTTTAGCGATGAGATTGCAAAGATTTTGCACGCTATTGTAGATAGTCTAGAAAAAGTTTCTTCTGATATAGAAGATGATGAGTTATTGGCCGAATTAAGAAAAGAGCAAGTATTACATCAAATTGATAGTGTGTTGCCAGATTTGGTAGAAGCAGCTAAAAATAAAAAAGTGGATGAAGTGAAATCGTTGCTTTCAAAAATGGAAAGCAGTTTGGTTTATGTTGACGACACTAAAACTAAAGATATTACAGAAATAGAATATAATGTTAATTCTATGTCTACTATCGATATATTTTTACCATCAATGGCAAATGCTGGTTTGCAATTAGCTGGCTTATCTATTGTAGGAGGAACAAGCGGTGGTGGTAAATCTATATTTGCTTTAAATCAAGCTTTGTATTCATATAAACAAGGGCATAAAGTTTCTATTCTTTCTTTAGAGTTGCCTATTGGGCAAGTTTTATCAAGATTATATGCTATGGAAAATAAAATATCTTATAAAGAATTGGTTAGTTTGCCCAAAGATGAGTGGAAAAGAACAATTGATGAATGGAGGAATTCTTTTTTTGAAAAAGATAGGTTTTACATTAACTATTTTAGGTATAATGTCGATAAAATAAAAGAAACGATTTTATTTGATATTCGTAGGGGGGTTAAAGTATTTGTTATTGACTATTTGAATTTAGTAAAGCAAGATTATTCTAAAGAAGAATGGAAAAGTTTATCAGATTTAGTGAAAGAGTTGCACGATATAGCAATCACTTATGGTGTAGTTATTATAAGCCCTACACAAGTTAATTTAAGTGAAAATAAAAATAAGAAAATAGAAGTTACAACTAGAGGATCAAAAGAGCTTGAGTATAGTGCTTCTGTTCTTTTGTTTATTTATCAGAATTCGGAAGAGTTCAAAGAAAATGTAGCAAGAATTATTGTTAAAAAATCAAGAAATAGCAGAAAGTTTACTGCTATTGTTAAAACAGATTTTGAACATATGAAATTTGAAGATAGTGGAATTATTTTAGATGAAGTATAAAGGAGAAGTATGACACACGAAGAATATTTAGTTCCTATAAAGCCTAATAGGGGTTGGGCAGGACTGCCAGAAAGCTCTAAAATTATGTATAAAGAAAGATATTTCCAACCAGATGAGGATTATGAAATATGGCTTGATAGGGTTTGTAGGGCTTTTACAGATAGTAGAGAGCATAGAGGAAGAATGAAACAATACATTAGAAATTATTGGTTTCACCCGGCGACACCTGTTAGCGCAAATGCTGGATTGCCTCAACAAGGATATCCAGTTAGTTGTTTTGTTAATCAAGTTGAAGATAGTAAAGATGGTATTTTTTCCTCCTGGGAAGAAACTTTTTATTTAGCTTCTCGTGGCGCTGGTGTTGGTACAGATTGGTCTTTTGTGCGTTCAGCAGGAGAAAAAGTAGGGACTACTGGAAAATCTAGCGGTATTATTCCTTTTTTGAAAGTTGACGAAAGTATGGTGTTAGCTGTTAGTCAAGGAGGTGTTAGACGAGGGTCTAAAGCAGTTTATTTGCATATTTCTCACCCAGAAATAGAAGAATTTATTCAATTGAAAGATCCTACAGGCGACCCATATCGTAGAACACCTCAACTATTTACTGGTGTTGTGGTTGATGATGAATTTTTAGCTGCTGTAGAAAAAAGAGAAAAATATTTTTTGCGTTCACCTAAAACAGGGGAAGTATTAAAAGAAGTAGATGCCTTTGAGCTATGGAATGAAATTCTTTATCAAAGAATGTTAAGAGGTGTTCCATATATTTTATTCATAGATAATGTTAATTCACAAAGACCGATAGAATATGTTGAGAAAAATATGAATGTTACAACTAGCAATCTTTGTTCAGAAATTGTTTTGCACACAAGACCTGATTATTCTAATATTTGTGTTTTGTCTAGTATAAATCTTGAGTTTTGGGATGAAATAACAGAAAATGAAAAAGTGTTTGAGACTTTTATGGAAGATATTCATCGCTTTTTAGACAATGTTTTGCAATCTTTTATAGATAATGCAAAAGGAGAAAGGGGCTTTGAAAAAACAGTTAAAGCCGCAGAATATGAAAGAAGTATTGGTTTAGGGGTAATGGGATTTCATTATTTGTTGCAGAAAAAAAGAATTCCTTTTGAAAGTATAGCTGCGAAACACTATAATAAACAAATTTTTTCAAAAATAAAAGAAACTTTTGATAAAACAAATGAAAAGCTAGCTAATGAAAAAGGCGCTTGCCCATTAGCTAAAGAAGTCGGCACAAATAAAAGAAATATCCATGTTACAGCAATTGCTCCAACTGCTAGTATTAGTATTTTATGTAATCATACTAGTCCATCTATAGAGCCTTTGGTAAAAAATATTTATACGCATAAAACTAATGTTGGGACATTTATTATTAAAAATAGATATCTTGAAAAATTGCTTGAAGAAAAAGGTGCTAACACCGAAGAAACTTGGATGCAAATTTTAGCTGATGGTGGTAGTGTTAAAAATTTAGATATTTTAACAGAAGAAGAAAAAGAAGTGTTTAAAACTGCGTATGAAATTAATCAACAAATTATTATAGATTTTGCTGGGGATAGACAACCATATATTGATCAAGCACAATCGGTTAACTTGTTTATTGCTCCTCCAGCAGATAGGGAATATCTTTATGATTTACATATGTTTGCTTGGGTTAGAGGAGTTAAAAGTTTATATTATGTCAGAAGTGAACCCCCAAAACCTGTAGGAAAATTTGAACTAAAATCAGCAGATGATGCTGTTAAAGCGTTAGAACAATTGGAATCTAACCAACAAAAATTTGAAGAATGTCTTTGGTGTCAATAAAACAAAAGGAGAACTATGAGCTTGCTACGACAAACGACAAAATACCCAACATATAAACCAATGAAGTATGAATGGTGTTATAATGCTTACAACATTATCCAAAAAATGCATTGGCTAGCGGATGAAATTCCGCTAGGGGAAGATGTCAGAGACTATAATAGTCTGCCAGAAAGTCAAAGAAATTTTATCAGAAATGTTTTGAGATTGTTTACACAAAATGATGTTGAAGCTTTAACTGGCTACATTAAATTGTTAGATGTTATTAAACCTATTGAAGTTAGAATGATGTTGAGTAGTGAATTAATGTTTGAAGCCATACATGTCGACGCGTATTCGTTACTTACTGATACTTTAGGTTTCGGAGAAGAGTTTTACAATGAATTTTTAGAAGTGCCAGTTATGGATAGAAAAATAGATTATTTAGAAAAAGCTAAATTTAAAAAATTTCACGAATATCTGCAACAAGGATTGAGTGAAATTGAAGCAGATAAACAATTTAGACGAGATGTGTTAAGAATGATTGCTGTATATGCGGCTGGTTTAGAGGGAATTGAATTGATGGCACAATTTATGCAATTGTTAGCGTTTAGTAAACTTGGATTGTTCAAAGGAATGACACAAATTAACACATATTCTATCAGAGATGAAAATTGTCATTGCGAATTTAATTCAAAACTATTTCTTGATTTGAAAAAAGAGAATGAAGATATTTATGATGAAGAACTTGAAAATGATATTATCAATGCTATTAAACAAATTGTAGAGCAAGAAAAAGCTATGACAGATTATCTTTATAGTGTTGGGGAACATCCAGTAGTTACTAAAGAAGATAGTTACAAATATATTGAATTTATGGCAAATAGAGCTTTGAGTTTGCTTGAATTGCCTATACAATATGATGTTACAGAAAATCCTGTTAAATTTATGGATGAAATTTTAGCATCAACCGAATTTGCAAACTTCTTTGAAGTTGAAGTTACTGCTTATAGTAAAAATCCTATTGTTGGAGATATGTTAGCTTTGAAGGAAAGAAAAGATATGAAGTTTCTTAAAATGAAGATGGAGGGGCTTTAAGCCCTTCTGGAAGTTAAAGGAGGATAAATAGAAAAGGGAGGTTAAATCCTCCCGTAGATTTTTTTTACTTGCTCAAGTGCTTCATCATAATTGAAAACAATTCTGAACTTTGGATTGTGCCAAATGTAATCATTGTAGCAATATTGATTGTTGCATCTATATAACAATCCCCATGCTTTTGCTTTGTTCACTGCATCATACACCGCATAAAATTTATCATCAATTAGAATATCATTTTCTTTCATATATGAATATTTATCATTGTTTGAAAAAATAACTTTATATTCTGTAAAATATCTGTTTAACCATCTTCTTTTTTCTTTAGCATCTTTTTCGTTTGTATCTGTTATAATTACTACATCATCAATCTTCGATAATTCTTCCATAAACTCTTCTGCTTTATCTTGTGGCTTCACTAAATCAAAATAATATTCTTTCAAAAATATATCAGGGTTATCAAACAAATGATAAATGCTATCCCATTTGTCTATGTCTTGCAAAGTGTAAGGTTTGCCTTCTTTTATTGAAAGAAATTCAACCCAAGCAATGATAAGGTTATTCAATGTGCTGTCCAAATCTACAAAAATCATTTTTCTCCTTTTTCTGATTTTATAAACCAAATTGCTATTATATCAAAGTAATTTCCAAGTGTTTGAACAAATTCTAGAAAATTTTTCACTTCAACTTCATATTCAAATGTTCCTATTTTCATTCTTGCAAGTATTTGTTCATCTGCCTTTAGTAGATTATTGTAGTAGATAAATATTTCTGGTGGATCAAATGTTACAACATTGCTATTCACAGAAGAAAGAATTTCAAAGAATCTTTCTTCTGTTACTTTTCTGTATATTTCCATTTCTTTATCCTTTCTAGGTGCTTTCTTTTCTTCTCTATCAATTTTCTTATTGCTGAAGCAATTTCAAGTTCTTCATCTGTCAATGTATGATTTCTTTGAGCATATCTTTGATAATTTGTTTGTAAAATTTTTATATCTGTTTCAATTTCTTTTTCGAGTTGTTCTTTTGTTTTGTTGTGTATTTTGAGGTATTCACCTAAATCTACACCATATATAATGTCATAATTCATTTTCAAACCTTTCTTTTATAATTTTACAATATTTTTCTTCAATTTCAATACCAATCCATTTTCTATTTAATTTTTCACAAGCTAATAAAGTAGTGCCTGATCCACTAAATGGATCAAATACTAAATTATTTTCATCACTATGGTTATTTAGTATAAATTCTATCAGTTCAATAGGTTTTTGATTTTGATGTTTCTGGAGCTTACTATTTATTTTTTTAAAATACCATACATCAGAGTACCTTTTACCTTTAAATTTAGCTCTACCTTTGTTTGCATATAAAATAAGTTCATATTGTTGTCCATATTGTGCTTTTAAATCCCCGGCCGTCCAATTATTTTTAACCCATACAATATGATTTTTTATTTTAAAACCACTTTCTTTAGTTTTGTTATGAAAATAATCAATTGTTTTCCAAGAAGTAAAACAATACATTGGGGTATTATCTTTTAATACTTTATAAGATAATTTTATAAAATCATCAATTAACTTATAATTATTGTCATTTTGTATAGTTGAACAAAATTCATGGTTTTTATCTTTTCTACGATTTGTTTTATAACTAATTAAATAAGGAGGATCAGTTATTATTATATCGAAAATATTATACCTAAATAAATTCATCACTTTAATAACATCACCATGATATAATATTCCATTATCAGTTTCAAAATATCTATTTTCTTTCGGAAATCTATCTTTCCAAGTCATTTTTTATCCTTTTAATAATCTTCTTCTGTCCAATTTTCTGCACTATTTTGAAGTGTAAATAAAAGCGAACCGATTGATAGTAAATTCCACTTTTATCCTTTAAAAATATATTGGTCAATGTAAAAGAATATAAATGCACCAGCGACCTGCACTAATACAAGGTGAACATATTCCTGATATTTTCCTTTACAACAATCAAATTTTATCAAAAACCAAAGAGGAATCATCATCACAAAAGCTGAAGCAATCCAACGAAGCAAATAGATAAGAAATGTTGTAGACAAATAATCCATCATTCTCCTTCTTTACATAAAACTTCTTTCAAATATTCTGCTAATGCTATAAAATTTTTCCAATCATCTAAAGTACATTTAGCTCTATAACTTTTTTTATAATCATTATGAAAATGGCTATGACAATTTCTACATAATGTTATTCCATTATCAACATCATATCTCAATTCAGGAAAATAACTTCCTGAATTGATATGGTGTGCTTGCAATTTCTTTTTGCTCCCACATACCTGACAAGTTAAATTATCTCTTAACAAAACAGCTTTCTTCCATTTTCTATATTCGGAAGAATTTCTCCAATGTTTTTTGCTCATAGTTTTCTCACTCTTTTCAAATGTTTTGAATTAAGTTCATATTTTTTACCATCATCTGTAACAATATAATATTTACCATCTTCAATTTTAACTACACCTTCTGTTTCTCTTTTTTCATAATCTTTAATCCATTCAACTACTAGTCTATCACCTTCATTAAGAAATCTTTTAAATGGCATTGTTGCTCCTTTCAAATAAGTTTATTTTTGTTTATAAAGTTTTTGACACTTTGTTCAGACAATTTTCTAATTCTGTGCTCGTAAATTTTTCTATTCAATACATGATTTTTGTAAAAATCTATAATAGATTTAGCTTTTATCGGAAAATTTTTTAGCATCTGCTCTGTCACATCTGTGTTTGAAATTACAATATATTTTTCATCTGCTACAACTATTTTTCCTTTATATTGAAATTTTATCATTTATTTATCCTTTGTAAATATTCGTTCAAATCTTTACAATCACTTTGATAATAATCTTTCAATTCATCTAATTCAAAACCAAATTTGATATCAAAATATTCTGATAGAAAAGAGTTTTTGAATTGTTCAGTTGCTTTCACACCAGCTACATCTTTATCTAAAACAATATACAAAGTTTCAATACCTAATTTTATAAGTTCTGTTACTTTATTTTCATCAAAATTTAAAGCTACTCCCCAATTACATATTGCGGGGATATTTAATTCATAAGCAGATAATACATCAAAAACCCCTTCCACAATTATAACATAATTTGTAGCGCTTTTGTCAAGTATATCATAAGGGTAAATAACATTTTTGCTTTGAAAACCTTTAGAATGAATGTATTTAGTTTTAGTATCATATAAAGCTCTTGTTGTGAAGGCAATTGGTTCATTGTTTTTAGTTATTGGAAAAATAATTCTCTCTTTATATTTTCCTTTTTTACAATAATAAATATCAAATTGATTGTAAGTATCTAAACTAATTCCTCTATACTTGTTGTTTTTGCACAAAAAAGAAATATCACTATGTTTAGGGGGTAAAATAATTTCAGTTTCAATAATATATTCAGCTTCTGTCAATTCAGCATTTTGTAATTTTGTTTTCAATTTTTGGTATAACAATTCTCTTTCAAGTTCAGATTGATTTATAGTTATTTCTCCATTTAACCAAAAATTTTTGTCTACTTTATAGCCACAAGTAAAACAAAATCCAGTGCCTGTATTGTAGTTGATTGAAAAAGAAGGGTGAGAGTCTTTATGTGTAGGATTTAAACATTGGGAAAGAAAAAATCCTTCCCCTGTTTGTTTATAGGTTTTATTAAGTTGTTGAAGTTTTTTTTCAATAACATCTCGTAGCATTTTCAGCCTTTTGTTATTTTGTTTAAGTAATTTTCCACTTTTTTGAACACATTATAAGCCATTAATGGAGGAACACTCATTCCTATCGTGTATTCTATTTTATCTCTGAAATCATAATCATAAGGGAATGAGCTACAAAGTATTTTTGCTTCCTTTGTTAATCTTTTTTTGTATTCTCTAACACAAATTGTCATATCTCCGCCTCTAATAGTTGGACATACATCATTTAAAGACACTATTTTATGATTAAATAATGCTCGTTTATTGTGTAGTCTATAATAGATATCGGCAAAATCTTTGTCATTATCCACCATATGTTTAATTAATTGTTCCATTTGGTTTGTTAATTGGTATAGTAATTTTTCTTCTCCTATTTTATTTATAATCTCTTTTATCGGTATAGGTTTTTTATCAAATTCCATATTTTCTTTAAATTTAGGCAAATCTTTTCTTGTGGCTATAAAAAATACTCTTTCCCTTTTCTGCGGAACTCCCATATACATTGAGTTTAATAAATAATGTGAAGTATTGTATCCAGCATTATTAAGCTTTTTATAAATCTTGTCTACATAATATTTATTCTTTTTAAATAATAAGCCTTTTACATTTTCTAAAACTACAATTTTTGGTTGTAATTCTTTAATCAAATCAATAGTAATGAAAAATAAATCATCAATAACTTGTTCAATATTCCCCTCTCTATATTTTATTTTTTTACCTTTTCTTTCATCTGCTTTAACATTTGCGGATGAGAATAATGTACAAGGAGGGCTTCCTTCAAATACATCTATATCATACAATTCTTCTGGTAAATCTTTTTCTAATAAATTTTGTATGGGCTCATCAAATACATATTTTGGTTTTCCAAGATTTCTAATATATTTGTCTACTTGTTTTTTATCAACTTCATTTATTGCAATAATATCAAAACCTGCTAATTTCATACCCATGCAAGTTCCGCCGCCACCACTAAATGTAGAAAAGGCTTTGTAACCATTTTTCTTTACTTTATCTAATTCTTTTAAAGACCAATACCAATTCAAATATCACTCCTTATTTATATCTTTAAAAATAAGCTTTTCTGGCAATAATTTCCAGCAAAACCAAGCAACTCCAAAATGAGGACTTTTCTTTCCTGTAAAATCAACTCTTTGATTTAATACAAGCAATTCAATACCATATTCTTTAAACCACTGCCCTCGTCTATTGCCTTGTAGTGTAGCAACAGGCAATAAAAGGGCAAATGGTTTGTTTAAATCGTAACATCTTTTTATAAAAGCGTCTCGCTTGCTATACGGTGGATTGGTTACAACAATATCAAATTCTGGCAATTTATCTTGTAAAAAATCTCTTTCCTCGCTTGGAATACATTTATAGCCTTGTTCGTTTAGATAGTTAACTATGTTTAAGCTTATTCCACTTGTAGCTTCGTATATAATTTTATCTTTAGGTAAAAATTCTAACAAAGGCTCTACAGCATAAGGCGGAGTGTAGCATTCATCACCTTCAGCTGTTTTGCAAGAATATTTCAATGCAGTTAAAATTCCTTTAGACATTTATAGATCCTTTTGTTTATAGGTATTTACATCAAATATAGCTCCTTTAAGTTTTTGCGGAGCAACTTTATTAAATATAGCGTCTTCTATATTGAAATAATAAATCAAAAAATTTGCCCACATTGCGGCTTCTTCTTCTGTATTGAAGCGTTTTTGTTTGTAATTAATACCATCTCTTCTAATTGTGCCAGCATATTTTTGTCTGCTTTTATCATAAGTAACATATCTATATTTAGATGTTTTTCCTACTTTAACACCCAAAGTATTTTTCATAGTGAAAATTTTATCATAAAGCCCTAATTGTATAGCATGTCTTTTATTT